CGACAAGGCTGATTGTACAGGAATTCAGAGGTCTTGTCAAGTTTTACCATTATGACCTATCCTGTGCTATAATGACGGCAGTAAACCCGTAATTGTTATGCCGAGGGCTAAATCAGAACATTACGTAAACAATAAAGAGTTCCTAGAGGCTATTATTGAATATAGGGAAGCGGTTGCTGATGCAGCATCCAAGGATCTACCTAAGCCACGTATTACCAATTACATCGGATCATGCTTTCTCAAGATTGCTACGCACTTGAGTTATAAGCCTAACTTCGTGAACTATATGTTCCGTGAAGATATGATTTCTGATGGAATTGAGAACTGTATTCAATATATCCATAACTTCAATCCAGAGAAGTCTAGGAATCCGTTTGCGTATTTCACACAAATCATTCACTACGCTTTCTTACGCCGTATTCAACGTGAGAAGCGTCAGTTAGATATCAAGACTAAGATTGTAGAGAAGACTGGCTTTGAAGCACTAATGACTGCTGACGCCAACTTGACTTCTGAGTATCGCAACGACTATAATGCGATCAGGGAAAACATTCTAAACAAGCTAAACTCATGAGTCTAGTAGCTATCCTTACCGATACACACTATGGAGCCCGTAAGGGAGCTGGGTATTTACACGATTACTTCGAGAAGTTCTATTCTGAGGTATTCTTCCCCACTCTCAAGGAACGTGGTGTAGACACCATCCTGCACCTTGGTGATGCATTTGATAGTCGTAAGTCTATCGAGTACAACTCTCTTGGTTGGACTAAGCGTGTTGTGTTTGATCCTATGAAGGATTACACCGTACATATGGTAGTGGGTAACCACGATTGCTACTACAAGTCTACCAATCGGACTAACTCACCAGATCTCCTACTCAAGGATTATCCAAACGTCCATACATACTCCGATCCAACAGAAGTTACTGTTGATGGATCAAGCATTCTTATGCTACCTTGGATTTGTGAGGATAACTTGAAGCAAACCACGGATATGATCAAGGCATCTACATCCAAGTTTGCTATGGGTCATCTAGAACTTAGTGGTTTCTATGCCTATAAAGGTCATAAGTTTGAAGATGGTAAAGGTTTAGTAAGCCCCGATATTTTCGCCAAGTTTGATAAGACTCTATCCGGTCATTTCCACACCCGATCTGATAATGGAAAGATCCATTACATCGGAAACCCATATGAAATG